GCACTACTACAAGTGGTACAAGCACTACTACAAGTGTTACAAGCACTACTACAAGTGGTACAAGCACTACTACAAGTGGTACAAGCACTACTACAAGTGTTACAAGCACTACTACAAGTGGTACAAGCACTACTACAAGTGGTACAAGCACTACTACAGCTAATTATGATACAATAAATGATTATCCATATACATTAAATAAAAATAATAAAATAATTATAGCTGTAGTAGTAAGTAGCTGTTTTATTATTGTATTAATATTGACATTAATATTCAGAAAAAATAACAAACACAAACAACCAAATCATAGTTTTTCTGTACAAAATCCAGTGTATGATGAATCAATAGAAAAAAATGACGATCCAACTCTTGAACAACCTAATTATCAAGATTTAGAAGTAAATTACAATTTAGACTATAATAATGAATATCTTGTAATAAGTGAAACCTAAATAATAAATTTAATTTAATAAAATTGATTTTGAAAAATAATACATTATTACAAATAATGTTAAGTACACAAGACTTAAAAGAAATCGAGCAAAGATTAAATAATATTGAATCTCAAAAAGCAATTATTTTCATCATATATATTATTATATACTTACTATTTTGTTATTTAATATTTTATTTAAATTATTAATTGTACCATTCATCACCATTACTAAAAGGTGCTACTCTTATATTTCCACTATTAATCATTGATTTATATTCTGAGGTTTTGCTTGTTAAGGGATCTAATTTATTTGCAAACATTGGAATTTTTTCTATTTCAGATGTTTTTACTGGTGGTTTTTTTCCATAACAATTAGCGCCAAATTGAAACTCTTTATTATTAAAAAATCCACCATTTACGCCTGGTTTTCCACACTGATTTTTTCTAGTTCCATCTTGTAATTCTTGCCATGAATCGGTTTGGGTTGGGTACAATGCTAATTGACCATCACTCCATCCATAACTACACCAATCTGCCCCATTTTTGTAAGCTTCAATCATTTCATCTAAATTTGCTAATCTACCATCATAAGCACTACACGCTGCTTGAGCATCATCATATGTAAAAATATTATCACTTAAATGATATACTTGTTCTTTATCAGAATTAGCTACACATTCATTACTATTATTATATTTATTTGAATTAAATGGTGTGTTATAAAATCCATAATTATTTTTATTATTCATATTATTATTCATATTATTCATAGTATTACTCATATTATTATTCATATTATTATTACTAGTATTTATATTAAACAGATCATTTGACATCAAAAAATAACCAGCAACACAAATTATAAATAATATTATTATTATTACTATAAATATAATAGTTCCATTTGTCATTATAATATAATAATATATTATTTATAATCATTTTTATATAAAATAAATGTTAATATTTACATTTAAAATTGAATAAATAATTACAAGGCTAATTTTCATACAGATGTTAAAATAACTAATAGTGTAAAAATGAAAATACTAATGAATGATAAAATAGTTTCAACTGGATATTTACCAACTATTAAAAATAGACCATTGAATACTGCTAGAAAAATGAGAAAAGGAGATATATTAGTAATTAAACTATTATCTTATACTAATGCTTGTAAAAATCCAAATAAACCCTATTTAATTGTTTCTAAGGTGGAAAATGTAAGCAATTTTAAAATGTCTTCGCCAGACATGAATGCACATAGATACATTTTACTACCATTAGTTAATAACACTAATACTAAACCTAAAACTTACAAAAATAAAAGACATGAATGGTTTGACACATGGAATAAAGACACTGTTGTTTTTTGGTATTAAAGTAATGGATTGGAAATAAAATGATATACATTAAATACAATCAATAATGATATAAATGAAGATGATATGTTATATAAAGTATGCCATTTTAAATGTATAAGTTCAACATATCAAAAAAAATTGTAATCAATGTTTAGAAAAAAATAAACAATACGCATTATTAGTTATAATATTATTAGTATCCATTTTTGATACACTATTATCATCAAAATTATACCAATTGTTATTATGTTTACAATATGAAAAATAATGTCCCGAATTCATATTACCAATATGATTACATACGGCATATAATGAAAAGAATGAGTTTTTTTTATCATATCCTACACAATATTTTTGTAAATTTAATGTGTGTGGAACATCTATAAATGTATTTATTTTTGTACCATTATTATTAAAACGTTTTAATTGTATTATTAATATATTCGGAAACTTCCAAACTAACAAATTTTTCTCTATATCATAATATTTTCCATCATCGTCATTTTTCCACTTATTTTCACCATCTAATATTTGTTTTTTAGTAAAAATATCAAAACAGTCATATATTGTTGAATTTGTTTTGTCTGACATTGGCAAACTAAAAAAACATATTGGTGAATATGTATATGAATATATTTCTTCATCTAAAACCTTTATTGTTGACACTAATTGACCATAAAATATATCTATAATTGGGGAATAATTATTTTTAAAATATGTTTTCCATTCTTTCATAGCATCATATGCCATTTTATCTAATGAATTTATTATTTTTCCAGTAATAGTAATATTTACTTTTTTTTTAACTTCTTCATGTAATGAATCTATAAAAAAAAGAAGAAACTCTTGTACATCATTTTGTCTGTTAAAATTAAACATATATCCATTTCGTTTTGAACTAACAATAATTGATTTAAACAAACTTAATGGTGTTATAATACAATTTTCCTCTTTAATCGCATTTATTAATTTTAACCATTCTGATGCTAATAATGTTTTATTAATTTTATAAGATGACTCATTTGTAATATAGGTTGATAATGGTTTAGTTTTTAATAAACATTGACTAGCAGAATTTAACCAACATGTATTTCCAAAATTTGTAAGCCCACATAATTCATTATCCATTTAATATATAAATTATAAGTATTTAAGAAAAAATCTTTAAATAAAAATAATACATAATTACTATATGAATCAAAATAGAGATTTAACATATATTAATGATAATATATCAAGGATAAATGATAACATAAATAATATTAATTATACAATGAACATTATGAGCAATTCGTTACTAATGTCACAAATGAATGAACTTAGGAGAACACAATTATATACACCAACATCATCACAATACAGAAATCCATTATATTCATTTAGTAATCCAGTAAATCCAGTAAATCCAGTAAATCCAGTAAATCCAGTAAATCCAGTACCCCAAACAAATACAACATCTGTTGACCAACCAACAAATCCTCAAAGTATACCATCTCCAATAAATACTCCATCAATTCCTCAAACTGAACCAATAGAACCATCTACAAGATCAAGAGACATGATGACTTCATTTTTAACATCATTAATTAGTAACGAATTGTCAACAGTTGGAGTCGGAAGTATGGAAATATCAGTATTAGGATTGAATAGAGATGGTAGTAATGAAGAAACTATAGTAATAAGTCATCATAATATATCCCAAAATACTGAAATATATTCTAAAAAATATGATGAAGATGTATTAGAAATTGATTATGATAAATGTTCTATATGTTTAGAACCAATTAATCAAAATGATATAGTAAGAGAAATAAAAAAATGTAAACACAATTTTCATATAAAATGTATAGATGAATGGTTTCAAAACAATATTAAATGTCCAAATTGTAATCAAGATATACGCCTTGAATTATAAAATTAATATTACAAACAAATATTATACCAACTTTTGGTATAAATATTATCACAATTTCATAATGATATTATTATATCTTTTTTGTATAATATTAGGTAAATCTATTGTGTTACAATAATCAATATCTTCTTGTAAAAATAATGATGATGGCATTTAAAAAAGATAAATATAACTGTGATATAAACGTAATTCCCAAATACACATACTACATTTAACAGTTGAAAAAAATGGTAATGTATATCAAACTAAAACAAATAATTTTTACAGTCTACAGCAAAATTATATCATGTATCTTTGAGCTATAAATTTAATACTCTATTTTTACAAGTCTTTTTAATTTATCTACACTTTGTTATATTTGAACAATTATTAACTAATTCTATCTTTTTAGTCTTTGACATTATGTACTATTATTCAGAATATCATTTAATAATAAAATAATTATTAATTCTGCTTTGTTTTTATTCGTTGTGAACGCCTAAGTGTTTTTTTTGGTTCTTCATCTATTATATCATATTCACTTACAACAGATACATTATCTAGATTATCGTAATCTTCAGTTATAATTGGATAACTGTTTTTTTTTATTGGTCGAATAATAGACCGTGAATATGTAGCACGCCCAGATGTATGAGTTTGAGTCTCTTTTGAATCTATATTATAAATATCATTAATTGGTGCTCCTGGATATTTTTCTTTATACTCTTTTAAAGTCTTTATTTTCATATTTTGTTGTAAATGTGACATAACTATCATATATTTCATACTAAATTTAGGATTTTCAATAAAATATTTACATTCTTCCAAAAATCGTTTATTATAATATTCTTTGTATGTCAACTGTGGTTTAGATATAGAGTCTATTGATGTTGGTAATGTTGGTTTCTTTCGTAATGCATTGAATTTAGATAACATTTCAGGTGTCATAGTAAAAAACATTATACATATAACGTAAATATAATCTTTAAGTTAAATTTGAATTGTTTTTTTTTAAATCTTCAAAAAGAAATAATTCTATCATGCCTAAATTTATAGTTCATGTAAATGAAGAAGACGGATCACCACTATACGATAAATATTTTAGTAAAAAAAGTATTGGATTCAGAACAAAAAATAGTAGGTATTTCAAATCAATCATGTCATTTATTTCTAATATTGTCACTATTGTTAATATCAAACTTACTAAAGATGGATTTCATATTTTATCAATGGACAAAGCACATATTTCATTGGTAAATTGTTTTATTCCATCAAATATATTTAGAAGTTTCAATTATTCTGATGGAAAAATGAATGAAACTGTACTAGGAGTCAATCTAGAATCATTCATAAAAATATTAAACCATATTAATCCAAATGATGAATTAATTTTAGAATACAAAGGGGATAGTATTGATATTAGTTTTATTCATGAAAAATACAAGAAATTTTACACTCTAAAATTAATGGATATCGAATGTGATGAATTGAGCATATTTGATTGTGATCAAATAACCCGTATTAAAATGGAATCTAAATATTTTAATGAGATTATTAATGATTTTAATGATATTGGAGATGTGGTCAAAATTAATATTTCAAAGGACCGTATTGATGATGAAAATCAAAATATGTCACTTGAATGTAGTGGTGATATGACTGGAATACAAATGATATTATGTAATGATGATTTAGAAATAAGTAATCTAAAAGATATTGAACTTGAATTTAATCTAGCAAATTTACAAACCTTTGCTAAAGGATGTAATCTAAATACCCATATGTCAATTGATATAAACCAGAATTATCCATTGAAATTATCATATGATATTATGAACAATGGTTATATTCATTATTTTGTAGCACCACGGATCACCAATGACGATTAAATATACTATGTGTATCATACCCAAATTGAAGATAATTCTGTTATGTTTATTTCTAATTTATTCTTTTCACATTTTTTTCCAATCTCGATTTTATTCGTCTTCTTCAAAACCTATACAGCCATTTGCGCTAAAGTGGGTCATCGTACTACTTTCAGCTTTAATACAAGATAAATTGACAAACCTTGGCGATATCGATTCCTACCATTCTAATATCCTTTCGTTTCATGATTCACTTGATTCGCTTTCGTGGATTCTATTCCGACACCTTTTGCCGAAAAATCATTTTCAGAGTTGATCAATTTTCAACACATAACCAATGTATTGTTAGATTCTTATTATGAATATATGAAAAAAAAGATAATTATTCTAAAGATACAAATTACAAATCCGATTCTAAAAAATAGTTGAATTATTAGAATAACTAGTTATAATTTTTAATATCATTTAATTATATTATTGTCTAAATTATCAGTATATTGACACGGATGACCAACAGCAGATTCTAGAAGATCCGCATATGAATCTTCGCAAACTTCATTACATTCCCACTCAGTTAATTCGTTTAATTGTTTATTAAAATCTTCTTTCATACTTTTTATATCGGTGCGATGACAACACATTGGTGTATTATCTGTACAAATTAATAAATTATCTTGTTCAATTTCCATAGTAAAATATTCCATTAAATCACAATAAGTTTTATTTCCTAATTCTGTTTGAGTATCTACATTTATAAAGATTTCATTATAATAACCGTCAGATTGTTATTAAATATATCTTTAACTACGTTCATTTAAAATATTCAATTAGTTAATTATTGTAAATATTTATGTATAATTTAAAATTGATATAAATAATAAATATTATTAATTCATTAATGAATGATGAAAAAGTTCTAAATGGAATTATTGATGATAATATTCAGTATTTTATAATAAATAAAGCATTTAGAATATATAAATTGAATTTTGTACAATATTTGGATGGATATTTAGTGGATATAGAAACTGTATATGATACTATTTTGAAACAAGTAGAACATATAAATATTGTTGCTTCTATATGTAAAAATTGTTTAGAATCAGATAAAATAACGTTATTTATCACTCAATTTGTTACATATTTGGTAAATAAAAGAGATATTTGTCATTTGTATTCACTAATTAATAGTGATTTTATAGATTATATGACTAGATTAGATTTTAATCCATTATTTGATTATATAATAACAAACAAAGATATTATAGATTCTTATTTTGTAAACAACACATTGTACAAACCTACATTAACATACAAAATGGTATTGAAAATGTTAAAAAAAAGAGAATTAAGGTCCAACATACTTGAATACTTTTCAGAAAAAATAGAAAAATGTAAAAGTGATAAAATGATTAAATCAGTATTGGATTTAGATAATGAATATATAAATAGTAAAAATAAATCAGATGAATTCAATACAAATTTAGTAGTATTGTTGTTTCAGTTATGGTATGCTGGAATAAATACTAATAAAATGAAAGATATTTCTAAAGAAAACACTAATTTTTTAAGTATTAGTTATTTTACAATACATCAATTACTAGAACATAGTTATTTACAGTTGTACGAAGAAAAACAAGTCCGAATAAATGAATTAAATAAAATAAAAGATTTAAGATCTACCTTAGATAGACATAGTACTAGTAAATTTAATATATTAACAGATTTAATCACATTAAGACTAAAATCTATAAAATCTAATATAACTCACAAAAATACATTAATATTTTTACATCATTTTTATGAATTGAGTACATATTGGATAATACATAGAAAAATTAAAGATGAATGTGACAGTATATTAGAATGTATTCATTTATTTTACAAACATAATAAACTAGAATTAGATACTAATATGACATTGTTAATGAAACATACATTTAATGGATACAGTATAACAAATAACCCAAATATTAGAATAAATTATTTAGGATTGTTTCATAAATATATAATGGGCGTAATTAAATTAAATGAAAAGGTGGTGGCAATAACAGATTATGTGAATTTTGATAAAAATATTAATACAATTGTAATAGAATTTAGTCATTTATTTAACTATATTAAAAATGCGTTCAATAGCGATGAATTGTACAATATGCTATATCCAATGTCTATTTTATCAAATTTATTAAATTTAACTATCTATAAATCAGATGATTACCGGTTTAGTTTTGATGATAATCGTCATACTAAATATTTTAAAGAATTAGTGTATAATAATATGAATAATTTTCAATATGTGGTAGATGAAATATTACAAGCAATGATAAAAATTAACAAAGAAGAAAATGGAAATAATGATACAACTGCTATCGAAGATGAAAAATTGGATATTAATAATTTAACTCTATATTTAAATATATTTTCCCAATTTATAGTTAAAACATCTAAATATTATAGTGATACAGTATTGTGTGATGAACTTAAAAACTGTGTCATAAATATTATTGTGAATTGTATTAATAATTTAGCTACAAATACACAATCAAAATACAAAATTAAAAATAAAGAAAATTTAGATTTTTCACCTATAAGTTTATTAGAAACATTAAAAACTATAATATTTCATTTAATAACTAAAAAAGACAATGAAGAATTAATGCTAAAAATGTTGTCAATAGATCAAAATTATACTCATGATAGTATTTTGCGATTGATCACTATATTATCGAAACGTGGTAAAATAAAAACCATTGAGTTTAGTCATATAAGTTATTTTAATATAAAATTAAATAAAAAAAGAGAAAACGTTGACGATGATATTGAAATTCCGGATGAATTGTGTGATCCTATTATGGATACATTAATTGAAACCCCAATAATGTTGCCAAATAATATTATTATAGATTATGAAGTTATAAAACGTCATTTGTTAACATGTGAAACAAATCCATTTAATAGAGATGTGTTGACATTGGAAATATTGGAAGAGTATAACTCAAAAGATGATATAAAAGAGAAAATAGATGTTTTCAAAGAAAAAATTAAAGAATTTAAAATCGTTCATAATTTAATTTAAAGATTGGTTGTCCTATATTTGTAATGGAACTTGTTGAATTATCACAACATCAATGTTTTATATGTCGTGATTCAGGTAACATAATGTATAAAATATGCGATTGTAATGATTCAATAATATGTGATGAGTGTTATGAAATAGAATCGTGTCAACAAATGACGCAATGTGGAATATGTCGAAAAAAGTATGTGTTTGAGGTTGAACGTAATTATTGGGATATGCTAAATATATTATTTAAACATATTACTAAATATGGGGTTATATTATGTATTGAATTGTTTTGTCCAATATTTTTATATATTCAAGCCGATTATAGTGAGTTAAATAATGTATTTTTGATATATACCTTTTTTTGTATTACAATTGGAAACATATTAACATGGTATTTGACAGAAAAATTGATTCATAATGAAGAAAGTTCACAAACTTTTATGCTTATATATACTCCACTAAAATGTATCTATATTATGTTAATATTTATTATTATTCAATACATCAATGATATACACAAATTAAAATTATATGCTTATTACATTTTGTTATTTATTTATACTATACCACTGCTTTTTTTTTCTTCTATAATATTGTGTCGAAAGGGTATTAAATATAAAAAATATATTGATGACAACTCTATATTAAAAAAAATAAGTATAAAGGCTATTTTAACTAAATCACATAGTGAAGTTTAAATAGCACCATTAACTACATGTAAATAATCAGATATAACATCGGTCATTATATCACTATCATTAATTTTGCTCATTGTACCATAAATACAAGGACTATATTTGATAGAGTCCATATTATGTGTTTTAATATATTTAATTACATCTATCAAATCTATTATAAATTTATCTATAATTTTCAATGTATGATATGAGGTTATACAAAAATGGAATCCATTTGGATTTTGAATCACATTTATTTCCCATTTCTTTTTTTTCAGTTCGTCACTTATTATATTTATATTTAACGTTTTTGATCCAATTGCTACAATACTTAGTTTAGGTTCGCCATAAACAAACACATCATCTATAAGGTTTATCTTTTTCACTAAATGATTTTTTATTGTTATTATTGAATTGTAATTTTC